ATTCGGTTCCATAGAGTTCCAGTTTATCTCTAACAAACTTTCTAATGTATTCGGTAAGAAGTTTGATGTACTTTGATTTGTCTCGTTCTTCATAGACGACGCATTCTCCATTTTCACATGCCATGATAATTACAAGTTTTTTGACTGAAATGCCAGTCAGTTCGTATAGCATACAACCGTATGCCATACATTGCACAAAATAGTGCTCGATCCACTCTCGTGGTTTTGGTTTTTTAGAAGTCTTAAAATCTATTATTGCTAGTTCGCCGTCATATTCGGCAATACAATCAACGGTTCCAGCAATGCCCAGTTGCTTACTATATAGGGAACCTTCAAGAGCGTAAATATTATTTATGCGATTTAGGTCTTGTTTAGCAATCTTAAAGAGAAAATCGGAGATAGGTTGAACTTTAGGTAGATCCTCATTTTTAAGATGATGCTCTACAAGAGTATGCATATCAGTTCCACGACTTGTTGCCGCTTTAGTGATTTTGTCTGCTTTTTCATCACCAACTTTCTTACGCCATTTGACAAAAATTTCCTTATTAAAATGACTGGTCACCGAAGTAATCGAGACCAGTCTCAAAAGTTCTTCTTCGTCAGGAACTTTGTAATACCTTACACCATCAATAGTCTCCCGTTCAAGACTGGGGAGATCAACATCAACATGATTAAACATTAAAAACCTGCTTCTATTTTTGCAATAATATACTCTTTAACAAGACCAGAACGAACAATGTCTTCAATGCCAAATTCAATAACATCAAAAGAGGGCATAGAACGAATAATTCTCATAAAATCAAGAATACCATTTTTTTCGTTTGTTTTTGTTAAATCGGATTGAACTGCATCACCACAAAAACAGATTTTGCTGTTCTCACCAACTCTTGTAATTATACTATCAAGTTCGTGAAAATTCAAGTTTTGGAATTCATCAACAATAATAATTGCATTGTCAAGAGTAGTTCCACGAAGAAAAGATGTGCTCCAAAACTTGATTGTATCTTGTGATTTGAGATTACCATAGAGCATCTCAAAGTCTGCATCACTTGGCATTTGGAACATATACTTCACCATATTCTTATAAGGAATTTGGTAAATATCTGCTTTATCATCATGATCACCAGGAAGAAATCCAATTTCTCTTGTGGCAACCAGAGACCTTACAAGATAAATTTTCTCATATGGACTTCTTTCATCAAGAACATCTTGAAGTGCATTGTAGAGTGTAATAAAAGTCTTACCTGTTCCTGCACACCCATAGGCAATTAAGTGTTTCCCCTCTTTGTATGAATCAAATAATTTTCTTTGATTCTCTGTCAGTGGATCAACTTCTACTAAGTATTCAGAACTCAGTGGTTTTTTTCTTTTCATCTGCTTTGCCGTGAGTCCAACCCCAATTGGTTGCTCTGCAGATGTTCTCTTTCTTCTTGCCATACTAGATTTTCTTTACTTTCGATTTTGGAGCCTTACTTGCTTTGTGAAGCACATCATTCCATCCGGGATTTCTAGCGACGAGTTTATCTCGCCATTCTCCAACTTCCCCAGGTGAGGGGCAAGTTGATGGATCAGACCAATCCCTTTGCCAATCAGGATTGTCTTCTTTCCATTGATCCCACTCATGAACACTTAATGTCACCTCTTTCTGTTCACCAGTCTCTTTGTGAACCACAGGATATGTTGCCATTGTTAAAAATCCAAGATAAAAATATTTATTATAGGTAATTGAAAGATATGTTGAATCGTCCCGATGCACTTGAAGTTGTTGTAGACCTGTGTTGATTAGATCCATCAAAGAATACCATCCGGTTTTCAACACTATCCACAATAACATCATTGTTGATTTTTGTATATCCATCGCACGTATTCAATGAATAAATTGCGGCAGTATGTGGAAAATCATAGTCAACATGTGATGCATGTTCTATAACACTATGAGTATGTGGATAGAAATTGATCTTGATCCTCAATAGTGATCTCATTTCGAAGTATGGAAAAAAGATATTTCCTATTTCTTCATATACATCAGAGGTCGGCACTCCTTGATCATATATTACATGAGCACCAAACCAATCAGTATTTGAATCTCCTAGTTTTGTTATACCCTGATGAAGAAAAAAGGGAAATCCTGGATTGAATACAACATTATCTCGTACAGTTAAAAAATTTTCTTTTGATAAAAAATTATCAAGTATCTTCATGACCACTCTAAGGCTTCGGCAACAGTCGGAAACTGTTCAGCAAAAATCTTTTTACACTCTTCTGCAATTTCCATGTGCTCTTTCTGAGTGCCATTAGCAGAACGCAGTTGAATGTAGTGAATCCAAGAACGGCAAGAACCACTCATATAAAGACGAGTTGGCGTTGCCAGAGGAAGCACAAAGCGAGCACACTCCTTTGCGATTCCCATATCAAGCATTGATTGATAAAGCACCATTGCCTCATCAAAGTGCTTCCTCATTTTGATCTCGAACTCCTGCTTGACGAAAGGATCAATGTCGTCAATAGAATTCTGACGATTCTTGGTATCCTGACGGCGAAGTTCTGGGAGCGGGATCGTCTCTGAGAGTAGGGAAGAATCAGCATAACGTTGCGAAAATTCTTGATATGTGAACGAACGGTGACGCAAGATCTGAGCCGCCAGACCACGAGTAGTCTCAATCTCCAGAGTCATAAAACTCTGTTCAAACACAGACCAATGATTATGCTTGATGCAGTAACCCAACAACTTGGCATAGTTGGGGTTTTCCTGATTATTTGGGTTTGAGACACGGGCAACGTATGCCATTGTCTGCTCTGCATCAGGAGTTACGCTTACCAGTTTTACACTCATTTACCAAATCCTTTCGATGTTTTCTTTTCGATTTCTGCGAGTTCTTCCTTCACAACTCGCAACTGTGCCTTCATCTCACGAATTTTGTCGTCAGTATAGAGATGATCTTGCTTGATTAATCGCTCAAGCAACTTGATAAGTCTTTTTGCTCTGTTAGTCTGGGTATCCATCGTCATCATCAAAAATTTCGTCGTAGTCATGCAATGATTCCCTCACCTCCTCATAGTTAAGATAACTTTGAGTGTCTGAGTAAACTTCTGCTTTAAGAGAATCTACAAGTAATTCAAGGTTGCGGACGATGAGTTTAAGTTTTTCTTTGTCCATGAGATACGTTTCTCTCAAGCAATTATACACAAAAAAAGAGGGTTCGTCAAGAACCCTCTGATCTTAATAAGTTTTCAAACCATTCTCGCAGATGGATTCGGTAACATGACCAATAATAACATCCTCTATACTTTAGTAAGTAACAAGATGGTGGTCGGTTATCGCTATCCATATCATGTGTATGATATCGATAGGTTTCCATTTTTACTTCCTCGTCAGAAGAAGTATTTCTCCATATAGCAATCCAATAAAGGCAATACTAAAAAGGGTTCCGAACCCAGCTACTTGAAGTGCTTGCATGGTCTTACTTATTGTAAGTGTGACCGCGATAGCAGAATGTTCCATGAATTTCGTCAGAACCTTGCTGACACTCATACTTGACACCACGATAGGTAGTCATAGCAATCTGAGCATCGTGAAGTGCTGCTTGCTTCTGGATCTGCTTCTTAATCAGAGTTAGTGTGTTCATTTGTCGTTACCTGAAATACTAGGGTGAGTTTTAAATCTCCCGTTCCTTCAGTCGTTTGCGTCCTGTGCTTCAAAACATTGAGGGTCTGTATGTTCCATCCAATGGATGAGAATATCAGCCTTCTCAAAGGGAGTGAAAAGAGTTGTCTCTTCCAATCCTTGCTTCAACCATTCATAGTCATCACAGCGAAGATAATTCTCTACTGGGACATGACTAAAAAAGATGAGTGCTAATGAAAGCATAGGATGAACGCTCCGTTCCGCGACTTACTTGCGTCTCATTCGCTATTCGCGAATAGCGAATGGGATGAACGTAGGTCTATTATAGACCCCATATTGTATATAGTCAAGTAGAATTGTAATATATATTACATTTTCGAAAAATCCTATAGACCAAAAATTTGCCGGGATTTTTTTTCGCCCTTTTTTGGAATCACTTTCGCTTTTTGGTTTCAGATGGTTTGTTACCCCACAACTTTGGATTGGTTCTACCCTCGCTTTGATTCATGGTCACGAAGTCATGACGATAAGTATCCCAGTAGTGATCAAAGATGTCAACTTTTTTACCTGCCATTACGATATCGTAATGAGAAACTCCATCTTTTTTATACTCTACTAAGTAAGCTGTGTGAGGTAAACTTCTATCTTCTGCTAAGGATGGATCACAATCCTCATGAATAAATCTAACTTTCATAATTAACTACGATTACCCCATTGAATGTCAGGATATGCTTCTGCCACAATTTCTTTGGTCAGATTATACTTATCAGAAAGTTTTTTATCCTTACAAAGACAAAGAATTTCTGCCTCAAGTGGATGAAGACCCTCAAGAATATTGATGAACATTGTTTCACGACGAATCGTGCTCAAAGAATCTTGACCACCTTTGATAAAACGATAGAAATTCCTTGCCTCTCTACGGATTGTGGTATGACCTTGTTGATCACTCACACCAAGAGAGAAAGATCCGTTCGTGTGCATTGAACGAACTTCTTCGGAGATTCTAGTAGTAAGAGATCCACTATAAACATTCTGATCATCAAAACCAGAGTAAGGAACCTCTCCTTCCGGAAGCATTGAAATTACTGACTCATCAAAATTCCAGATAAGAACCATCTTTAATGAAATGTCTTCGTATTTCTTTAAAGCCTGAACTTTCTTTTGTTTTGATCTCTGTCTTGATACAACATCCAATACTTCAAAAACAAATGGATTTCTAGGGAGACTCGGAATGCTTGGCGATTCTCCCTTCACAACTGTTGCCTTTGGTTTTCTAGTCGTCGTCGTTTTCTTCGTCGTAGTCATGATAGTTTTCAAAGTTAAATGCAATTACCTCATCGGGAATCAGGTTCCCTTGTTCATCAAACATTTCGGGGTGAGGTCTTGGTACTTCCCGATAGTTCATCATGTATTCTCTAGCAGTCCAACCAATCATTGTTCCCAATATTAGAAATAAAATAGTTAAGAATGAACCAAAAACTAGACTAACTGCTAACATTTTTCTTTCTCCGGGGAATTACTTTTCTTTTCCTTGATTTAAAGGAAAACTCAAAATAGATGGTAACTTCCCGATTCAGAAAGCAAACCATCTTCTCAAAGATGATGTGAAATGGATGTGTCTGCTTTCTTTTTCCTCCATTAAGAATAAAATCAACGCCACGGTTTCTGTGGTTTTGATTATTTATATCAGGATTTGATGATTTGTCGTTCTCTGAGGAATTTAATT